GAGTTTACAAATGATGGTTCAACATTTTATCAATTAGCAACAAGTATAGGTGATTTAGCCTCAGCTAAGCTAGAGCTAGATCAAGACTTAGTAATAAATTCTAAAATAGTAACGAAGCATAGTAATAGTGTAAAATCTATGACAACTACTGTCGTTACTAAAACAGCTGCTCACCCTGCGCACGGGGTTGGGAGCACTTCCGGATACTCTATAGACGGTATAGAATCACCTGAATTAACTTTTGCCGCAGGTAATACTTACAAATTTGATCAGTCCGATTCAAGTAACTTAGGACATCCATTAAAATTTTATAAAGACGAAGCAAGGAATAATCCTTATACGGCAGGAGTAACTACAAATGGAACACCTGGACAAAGTGGTTCTTATACACAAATTATACCTACCGAACTTACACCTAATGCTTTATACTACCAGTGTCAATATCACAGCAACATGGGTTGGAAAGCTGTGTTTAATACTTCAACATCTTCTGGTAACAAATACCATACTGTTACCGTAGGAAGTAAGACAGGAGGGGGTAATGCTTTCTACGTAGACGGAGGAGAAGCACCTGTTCTTGTTATATCTGCAAACGATACATACAGGTTTGATGTAAGTGATAGTACAAACACCGGACATGCATTTCAATTTAGTGAAAACATAGAAGGAGCAGGAACTGGGGCATACACGGCTAACACAAATGCAGTGGGAACTCCCGGTCAAGCTGGCGCGTATATTGACATAACTGGAGACTACGAATATTCATCATTATATTATTATTGTCCCAACCATACTGGAATGGGCAACAGAGCTAAGACAGATTCTAGCTCCTACTTAGGAGGGCTTACTTCAGATAAAATAGAGTTTGATCATGATTTAATTTTAGACTCTAAAATACTAACAAAACATAGTGATGCAGCAAAAACAATGGCTGTTACTGTTGTAACTAAAACTGCTGCCCATCCGGCTAACGGATCTGGAAGTTCATCAGGATATGCGATAGATGGTATCGAATCTCCTGAAATAACCTTTGCAGTGGGTAACACTTATAAATTTGATCAGTCAGACTCAACTAACGCAAATCACCCTCTATTGTTTTATTATGATGAGGCAAAAACAACAGCTTATACAGCAGGCGTAACTAACAATCATGGTACAACTGCACCTGGAAATTCTGGCTCTTATACGCAAATTATACCAACAGAGTCAACACCCACTACGTTATATTATCAGTGTTCAGCTCATTCTAATATGGGATGGAAAACTGTGTTCAATACAAGAAATTTAACCGGGTTTGATACAGATAATTTATCAGAAGGCTCCAGTAATCTTTATCATACAACCGCAAGAGTAAATTCTGCAATTGATAGTAGAGTTACAAACACATTTATAAACAATCTAAGTGGTGTTGTTGCAGATACTACAACTGCACTTGCAACCGCAAGAAATATTGGTGGAGTATCTTTTGATGGTACTGCTGATGTAAACTTGCCGGGGGTTAATGCTAGTGGAACCCAAGATACTTCTGGAAACGCAGGCACCGCTACAACACTAGCAACTTCAAGGAATATTCATGGTGTTGCATTTAACGGTTCTGCTGATATTGACTTATCTGAAGTAATTCAAGATACAGTCGGTGCGATGTTTAGTAGTAATACTGAAACAAATATAACTGCAACATATCAAGATTTAGATGGAACAATAGATCTTGTTGTTTCTGCATCTGGTATTGCAGATGTAGCAGCGGATTCAACTCCACAACTTGGTGGCAATTTAGATGTTAACGGCAACTCAATTGTTTCTGCATCAAATGGTAATATTTCCATTACACCAAATGGTTCTGGTAAAGTAATTCTTGATGGGCTTTCACACCCGCAAGCAGACGGTAATGCTGGACAAGTTCTTAAAACAGATGGTTCTGGAAACCTTGCGTTTGCATCTGTTAATTCACTTGCTGGCGCGGGTATTCAAAATGTATCAGACGATTCGTCCCCACAGTTAGGGGGTGCCTTAGATGTTGTAACACATAGTATTGTATCTACATCTAATAGAGATATTAACATCACACCAAACGGTACCGGCAAGGTTGTTGTAGGAACAAATGGTATTGAGTTTGGAGACGGAAGTATTCAGACTGTGGCTGTCAGTGCCGTGACTAAAACAGTGGCTGAAATTTCTTCTGTCGCTAACGCTACCACTAATTCTATAGCTTTAGGAGCAACTCCAACGAATAAAAACTTTGTTGATTTATTTGTTTCTGGTGTTTATCAAAGTAAATCTAATTACGGAGTTTCAGGTAGCAATCTAACATTAAGTGCAGGTTATTTTCCTGAAGGTGCGCATGTTGAAACTATAACCACTACAAATTAAAACCAATGGCTACAATTAAAATAACAGAATTAGAAACAACTTCGGATTTAGGCTTTGAAGGCCAAATAATACGCATTGCTTTCGATTTTACATTAGAATGGAAAGGTTTTAGTAAAATTGTAAAAGCTTCAGCTGTTTTAGCTGAGCCCGAGCAGTCTTCATTTATATCTTTAGATCAACTGAGTGAGTCCGAAGTGCAAAGCTGGATTACTAGCACTGATATAGAGCGACAAACTAGAACAGCTAAAGATAGAATTATCGAAGATGTATTAGGTGTTGAGCAAAAACTTCCTTGGGAAAAATAATATATTATGGCTTTAACCAGAGTAGATCAAAACATGACCTCAATGATACCAACTACGGTATCAATAAACGGGAGCAACCAGTTTGCAATAGACTTTGCGAAAAACATTAATTTTAAAATCGCACCAACCGGGGCTTGGACAATTGTGCCAACCGTAGGCAGTGACCAAGTGGGGCAAACTGGAACAATAATAATAGAAAATGGAGGAACTACCACACCAGGCGCATTGCCTTCTCAATTTAAAACTCCTAATGGCGATAATATTGTTTTTCAGACTGATAACGGAGATGTATCAATATTAAGTTATTTGGTAGTAAGTACAACAATAGTTTTAGTTAATTATGTTGGAAATTTTAGCTAATTAAATTTTAACAAAATGGTACCAAATACGTCACGAACCACATCGCACTCAACAACCCGAACTACGCTGTGGTATACTACACCAAATACAACCCGTTCGACTACCACAACATTTTCGACTAGCGTAAGCACGAGTAAGTCTACCACTACAACATTTGCAACTAGTGTAAATACTACAGCATCAACGACAACGACATTTAATACTAATTACGTTACAAATTTAAGTACTAATACATCACTAAATACTAATACTTTAAGATCTACTAACTATAGTACAACAACAACATTTAATACTACAGTAAATACGCCTACTACGACTTTTAGCGTAAGTACTAGTCAAGACGTTTATAGATCAACAACTTTTTACAGCTCTTAATATAAAAAATTAAATATAAAAAATTAAATATAATTATGGAAATGTTCCACCCCGATGTTTTAAATGATAGGCTTAGAGACTTAAAAAAAAGTGAAGCAATAGAACACCTTGAGCATGTTGAAAAATATGCGCTAGAGCAAATAACTAAATTAGGTATTGAACATAGCTATGATGTAATAGCAAATGAGCCTCCTTATTTTAAAACCATGGGCTACACTGAGTTTGCAAGAAATTTTATGTTTCAACCTTTATCATTAGCTTTTAGAGATAAAATGATTGATGACGCATTTTACGAAAGCTCAGATAAGCAATTAGATTTTGCTGAGTTTTTACGTAATAATATAAAAGAAAAAACCGTTAATAAGTATCAAAACCGAAATAGCGATTTTGAAAATTTCCCCGCTAGAGATTATATTGTGGTTTTACCGGGGTCGAATAAAATTAAAGAACATGTTTGTCTTAATAAGCTTAAATATATAGCTGAAAAGCATGAAGGCAACGTTTGGTTTAAACCTCACCCGGTTTGTAACTTTGCTACCATAGGGGAGCTACAAGATATATTTAAAGAAAATATTTTGCTTCCAAGAGATATAGATCTTTATCACTATTTGTATAAAGCAAAAAAAGTATATACAACTCATTTAAGCGAGTCAGCTATTTATGGTGTTGCTTTAGGTATACCTATTGAGCCTATAGATGTCCACCACATAATACATAAATCCTCATTTTATAGCTTGAACAGGATTTTATTTGACAATCAAAACTTAGGTGATGAAGTTATAAATAGAATCCTATCAAATTATAAATCTGGTATTATCAATCCAATAATTGATAAAAATTGGAAAAAAACTTTAAATAAGTTTTTAGATTACAGCCAGAAATATAGAAACAATCATAAAGAATGGTATATTATTAAAGAAAAACAGGAAAAAAAACCCTGTAAAGATTGTGAATGATAACTAATTAAAAAATAAATAATGCGACAGATAGGCTGGTCTAAAATACACTCTTTTAACACGTTTGTTGAGCAAGTAAACACGACCTTTAATACAACCTTATATACTAACACGATTAGGTCCACTAGTCGCAGCACTAACTCAGCGGTAAATACTACAGTATCGACTCCGTATACTACTTTTAACACTTCATGGACTTCTACCTATGCGGTTAGCACCACTAAAAGTACAACTACAACTTTCGCTACTACTTTTAATACGACTAGATCAACCACAACAACTTTTAACACTAGTTTTAATACAACTCGCTCAACTACGACAACTTTTGGGACTAGTACACCAAACTACGCATCCACAACATATACCACTTCTTATACAACCACTTGGAATACAACAAGCGGCGTTTTTGGTTATTTTAACAATGGGGGTGGGTTTACATCGGCTTCATATGTGCCTAGCGGGTTTGGTAACCCTATAGGTATGAATATACTATTTACATCGAGCAGATTTAGTGGGGTACAATGTTTAAATGTTACAAGTTCAGGGTATGGCACTCATACTGATACGCCGCAGGGAACTTGTTAAATAAATTAATTTTAAATTAAATATGGCTAAAAAACGTTTTAAAGATACCGGCGTTGGAAAATTTTTATTAGAAAAAATACCTAACGTCGTTGGCGCAATAGCGGGTGATACACCTGTGGGTTCTGTAATACAAGCTATTATAGGCGGCTCTGATATGTCAGAAGCTGATAAAAAAATTGCACTTAAAAAATTAGATATTGAAAGAGCTGAAATAGACGGTACAACAAAACGTTGGGTAGCGGACGCAACTTCAGGCTCGTGGCTTGCGGCAAATGTTCGCCCTTTAACTTTAGTTTTTTTAACAGTAAGTTATGTAGCCGGCTGGTATATGGGCTACCCTTTAGATTCAATAACTGGGCTACTTACGATTGTAATTGGCGGTTATTTTGGATCGCGTGGAGTTGAAAAAGTATTCGGAAATAGCAAACATCAAAAATGAACGACTTAAAAATTTATGGCATAAATGTCGGAGCAGTGGCATTCTCAGTAATGCCCAACATTAACCCCGCGCTACAAACTGTAGTATTAGTAATGACAATACTATATACAGGGATGAATATTTATATGAAATTAAAAGATAGAAATAAAAAATGAAATACTTTAGTGAATCTGAATTTAGTAATTTTGAGATGATGGATGAAAAGCTTCTTGAAATGCTTGACAGGCTAAGAGAAGTATATGGCGATCCTATAAAGTTAACATCAACATATAGAAGCCCAGATCATCCTATAGAGGCTAAAAAAAAATCACCCGGAGAACACGCTTATGGGGCTGCAGTTGATATAGCTTCAGTGGGAGGGCAAAACACATTTAAATTAGTAAAAGCCGCAATGGATGTAGGTTTTACTAGAATAGGAGTTAGTAGAAAAAGTAACTTTGTGCACGTAGGTATAGGTTACCCTGACGCTCCTCCTGTAACACTTTGGACATATTAAAATGAAATTAATTAGAAAAATATCAGTAGGCCAAGATTATAAAAATGAAGCAATGCATTATTCCGTTGGGCAAGAAGTTTACGGAGGGCACACAATTTGCGACATTATAGAAAAACCTGAAGGTTATTCAATTTATATTCAAAAAAACGGGTCACAGCTGCCATGGAAACACTTTAATAAAAACATGGCCGTCTCAATAGAATACAATTTAGATTATTAATGAGATCACTATACAATTATATTATATTTACAGAAGAACGTTACAATAATAAAAAAGACCTAAAGGGAAAAGAACTTATACTAAATACCGAGATTACAGAAAGAGATTTTCATTTTGTAAATAGAATCGCAAGAGTAATTAGTGTACCTATTAATATAAAAACTCCTGTCCAACCAGGAGATGATGTAATTATTCATCATAATGTTTTTAGAAGATGGTTCGACGCTCGCGGTAATGAGCGCAACTCTGGTTCGTTTGTAACAGAAAACACCTACACTGTTTATCATGATCAAATATTTGGTTATAAACAAAAAGGCAAATGGAGATCTTTACCAGATTTTTGTTTTGTAGAGCCTGTAAAACAAGACTCCAAATGGAGCGTTTTAAGCGAAAAAGAATTAGTTGGAGAGCTAGTCTATAGCAACGACTATTTAAAGTCATTAGGTATGTCCGTAGGAGACGTGATAGGGTTTACACCTGGCTCTGAATATGAATTTAATATTGAGGGTAAAAAATTATATAGAATTAAATCAAATGATGTAAATATTAAATATGGACAGACGCAAGAAAATAATTGAGGCGGCTGAAATGGCTTTAGTCGAATTAGATAAAGTAATACGCCAAAAAATTGATTTAGCTGAGCTTGATCCTGAAAAAGCAAAAATTGCAGCACAGGCAAAATGGGCAGCAATAGAAGATTCTTTTAAAATTATAGATAGAATAGAACAAGTAGATAATACTAAAAAAGAAACTGAAAAAGATTCTATTAAATTTTTAGGTGTTGAAAATCGAGTTAAATAATGTATAAACAAATATTATATAATGTAAGCTTAAAGCATCTTAGTTCTAAAAAAGTTAAAAATAATAATAGATACAAAAAATATAAATACGGATATAACGAAGATCTTGATTGTGTTATAATCAGTAAAGATGGAACTATTGGTGAAATATACGAGATTCAAGGTCTTAGAATAGGTTTACCCTCGGCTCCTAAAAAAATAGATGGTAATGAACTTAACAAAAGTTCACAAGTGTTTAGAAGAAGACAAAAGCCTTCTTCGTTAAAAAAAATAAGATCAGTTCATGAATTTAAAACGTTACCAGAAGATATTAAAGAAGAGTACTACGATTATATTGATACTGAATTTAATAGGCGTAATGATGGTTACTGGTTCATGTGCAACGGGTCCTCGTGTTATCTTACAGGATCGCATTATATGTACCTTAACTGGACAAAAATCGATATTGGCGCTCCAGACTTTAGGCAATCAAATAAGCTATTCTTCTATTTCTGGGAAGCTTGTAAAGCAGACGAAAGATGCTATGGAATGTGCTACCTCAAAAATAGACGGTCTGGCTTTAGCTTCATGGCATCATCAGAAACTGTTAACTTGGCTACAGCATCAAGAGATTCAAGGTTTGGTATATTATCCAAATCAGGTGCTGATGCTAAAAAAATGTTTACTGATAAAGTAGTTCCAATATCATCAAACTACCCATTCTTTTTTAAACCGATACAAGATGGAATGGACAAACCTAAAACAGAATTATCTTATAGAGTACCGGCTTCTAAACTTACTAGAAATAGTTTTAAAGTAAAAACTGAAGAATCAGAAGAAGGCTTGGATACTACTATAGATTGGAAAAATACAGGCGACAACTCTTATGACGGTGAAAAACTAAAACTGTTAGTTCATGACGAGTCCGGCAAATGGGATAAACCCGATAATATTTTAAACAATTGGCGAGTTACAAAAACTTGTTTAAGACTAGGAGCTAAGATTGTTGGTAAATGTTTAATGGGATCAACCTCAAACTCACTTGATAAAGGAGGCGAAAACTTTAAAAAACTTTATGATGACTCAGATCTCACAAAAACAAAGCGAAATCGCAATGGGCAGACTTCTAGTGGATTATATGCTATGTTCATACCTATGGAGTGGAATTACGAAGGATTCATCGATAAGTATGGATTTCCTGTCTTCGATACTCCAGAGGAACCTGCTAAAGGAATCGACGGAGGAACTATCCACAATGGAGTTATCGAGCATTGGGAGAATGAAGCAGATGGACTTAAAAACAATTCTGACGCTTTAAATGAATTTTATAGGCAATTCCCAAAAACAGAGCAGCACGCTTTTAGAGATGAAACAAAAGAGTCTATATTTAATTTAACAAAAATATACGAACAAATAGATTATAATGAGGAATTAATGCTAAAAGGCTATATAAACAAAGGCTCTTTTCAGTGGAAAAATGGTGTTCAAGATACCACAGTAGAATGGCACCCTAATCCTCATGGTAGATTTAAATTGTCTTGGATACCACCTGTTTCAATGCAAAATGTTATTGAAATAAAAAATGGAACTAAATATCCTGGTAATCCTGACTTTGGTTCTTTTGGTTGTGATAGTTATGACATTAGTGGTACAGTTGATGGTGGCGGCTCTAATGGAGCTTTGCACGGGTTAACTTCTTTTAATATGCATGAAGATGTACCTAGCACGCATTTTTTTTTAGAATATGTTGCAAGACCTCAAACAGCTGAAATATTTTTTGAAGATGTTTTAATGGCAATTGTTTTTTATGGCATGCCTATTTTAGCGGAAAACAATAAACCAAGATTATTATATTATTTAAAAAGAAGAGGTTATAGGGGATACTCTATGAACCGTCCAGATAAATTATTTAATAAGTTATCAATTACAGAAAAAGAATTAGGTGGTATACCTAATAGTTCTGAAGATATAAAACAAGCTCATGCTTCAGCTATAGAATCCTATATAGAAACATACGTAGGCAGACTTGAAAGTGGAGATCACGGCAGCATGTACCTTCAAAGAACATTGCAGGATTGGTCAAAATTCAATATTAATAATAGAACAAAATATGATGCTTCCATTAGTAGTGGCTTAGCAATCATGGCTTGTCAAAGACATTTATACGCGCCAAGAGGTGCTAGAGAAAAAAAGAAAATAGATTTTGGATTTTCTAAATATAACAATTCAGGATTAAAAAGTAAAATAATATAATAAAAGATGGCAGAAGCTACAGGACAAGTTACCCAATTTCCCAGCCAATCCGTAAGTGACGCAGAAAAAGCGAGCGAAGATTATGGAATGGAAGTGGCCAGAGGTATTCAGAACGAATGGTTCAGAAAAAATTCTGGAACGGGTAGATTTTTACAAAATCAACGTGAGTTTCATAGATTAAGACTATACGCTAGAGGTGAGCAATCTGTTCAAAAGTATAAGGATGAATTTTCCGTTAACGGTGATTTATCATATTTAAATTTAGATTGGAAACCCGTGCCAATAATACCTAAGTTTGTAGATATTGTTGTAAACGGTATGCAAGATAGGTTATTTACAGTTAAAGCTTTTGCGCAAGATCCTACGTCTACAAAAATAAGAACGAGCTTTGTTGAAAGTGTTCAAGAAGACATAATTGCTAAAGATTTTATTGAAGAGATAGATAAAACATTAGGCCTTGATGTTAGAAATATTCCTGAGGGTAACATCCCGGCTTCAGAGGAAGAGCTAGAGCTATATATGCAAATAGGGTATAAACCCTCTATAGAGATAGCCCATGAGCAGGCTATTGATAATGTTTTTAAAAGAAATAATTATAACGAATTAAAAAAACGATTAGACTATGACCAAACGGTATTAGGTATAGCCGCTGCTAAGCACACGTTTAATAATACAGATGGTATAAAATTAGAATATGTTGATCCAGCTAATTTAATATATTCCTACACGGAAGACCCTAATTTTGACGATGTATATTATTTTGGAGAGGTAAAACAAATAAAATCAAACGAATTAAAAAAATTATTTCCAAACCTATCTAATGAAGAGTTTGACCAAATTGTAAAGCAATCTTCTAATTATAACAATTACGATTATTCAAACAATGATTCTAGCGATTCTACTGATAGCAATACTTTAACCGTTTTATATTTTAACTGGAAAAGTTGGGAAAAAAGTGTTTATAAAATAAAAGAAACTTCTACGGGAGCAAGTAAAGCTATAAAAAAAGATGATACTTTTAATCCTCCAAAAGATCAAAGAAGTAGATTTAATAAAGTATCACAAGCTAGAGAGGTTATTTACGAAGGTATAATGGTTTTAGGTGCTAATAAACTTCTTAAATGGCAAAAAGCAACTAATATGGTTCGCCCAGACTCAAACGTTAATAAAGTAATGATGAATTACGTTGTTAGTGCGCCAAGATTATATAAGGGTCGTATTGAAAGTTTAGTAGGTCGTATGATAACTTATGCTGATTTGATACAGCTAACTCACTTAAAATTACAGCAAGTAATACAAAGAATGACGCCTTCAGGCGTTTATGTTGATGCAGATGGATTAGCGGAGGTAGATTTGGGCAATGGTACTAATTATAACCCTCAAGAGGCGTTAAACTTATATTTTCAAACAGGCTCTATAATAGGTAGATCTATGACTGTTGACGGGGATATGAACAGCGGTAAAGTGCCGATTCAAGAATTACCTGGCGGTGGAGGACAGCAGAGTCAGTTACTTATACAATCGTATAATTATTACATGCAAATGCTAAGAGATGTTACTGGTCTAAATGAAGCAAGAGATGGATCAGACCCAGATCCGTATGCTCTTGTAGGCGTACAAAAATTAGCTGCGGCGAATTCAAATACAGCTACAAGACATATATTGCATAGTTCTTTATATATTACAGCTACTATTGCTGAGGCTATATCCATAAGAATAAAAGATGTGTTGCAATACCACCCACAAAAAGAAGCTTTGATTAGTGGAATTGGACGGTTCAGTGTAGGGGCTTTAAAAGAAATGGAAAATCTTCATTTGCATGATTTTGGTATATTTTTAGATTTAGATCCTGATGAAGTAGAAAAG